ACGCCGACCGGAAGCGATGTCCAGGACCGGATGAAACGGGTCAAGGCAAAGCCGCGCGCGCCGCAGCGATTGCGCAGGTCGAGCCAGACGATTTCCGACGATCCACCGCCAATATCGAACAAGATGACACCATCAGCCTGTTGGTCGACCAGAGAAACGCAGCCAGCGACCGCGAGGCGTGCCTCCGTTTCCCGGTTAACCACCTCAAGCGCAAGACCGGTCTCCTTTTGCACCCGGGCGATAAATTCATCTCCATTTTCCGCCGCGCGGCACGCCTCGGTCGCAATCAGGCGCGAGCGAAGAACGCCGCGTTCAGCCAGCTTGCGATGGCAATTGGCCAAGGCATCGATCGCGCGCTCCATGGCCGCGTCGCCAAGACGCTTGTTGGCGCCGACCCCTTCACCAAGCCGGACGATCCGGGAATAGGCATCGACCACCCGAAAGCCGCGCTCTTCCGGCCGGGCAATCAACAGCCGACAATTGTTGGTACCAAGATCAAGTGCCGCATAGAGGGTCTGCTCCCCCTGTTCAGAGGCTCTGCGGTGAACTCTGGGCCCGCGCCCGGTTTTATGAGCCTCCGCCCCGGCGGGCGCTCTTGCCCGCGACGGCTCCGGCAACTCCTCAACATGAGGCTGTGGCCCGAGGCCTGGAGCGATACTATCCTCGACTTTATCGTCTAGGTGGGATCTACCTGGAGGCGCACTGGCAGGACTGCTTTCACGAAGTCCCACGTCTGCACGTGTGAAGACGGACCGCTTGCCGCCCCGGCGCCGCTTTCGACGTTTCGGCTGCCCGCTTGAGCCTGTATCTGCGAGCGCCTTTTGAGGCTCAGCAGTCTGGGGAACCGAGGCTGATGACCGCGTCCGCTCGCCACTTGGCGCCACGCCATCGGCGGCGGCGGAAGCGTTCCGGTTCTGAGTGTCTGGCTGGGCGGTGGCTTGCTGCGCATTTTCCTGCGGGCGATTCGCTTGCGCCCCGCGTTTGCGCCTTCGCTTGCGCGCCGCTGGGCCGGTCGCACGCTGATCGGCATGCCCCTGGCCCTTCGAGTGTCCACCTGTTGGTCCGCCTTCTGAGCGCCCTGCCCCGCTGTTGCCGGCGGCCCCTTCAATCTGCGAAAGGACCTGTGGCGCCGGTTGCCCCTGCGGGGCCTTGGATGCACCGCCGCCGCGCTTCCGGCGACGTCTGGACGCGGCCCGTTTTCCACGGGCCGAAGAAACTGCGGACGTTTCAGGGGAACCTTGCCCGGTTTCGGGCGGTTCCTGACCTGAATCTGTCACGTTTTAGCCTTTCGAGGCGCAGTCGACGTTAGCCAAGCATGCCGTCAACGCGCTGATTTGTATCGTTGGCTTAACAGTAACAGGTTGTGCTTGGGCCGCATAGCGGCAGATCGCATTTCTGACGGGGCTAATTTTCTGCGCTGAAAATCAGGCGTTTAGACCACCTTTAAAAAAGTTCGAGCGCGCTGTTGCATCCCGGCCCATATTGGATGTATATCCCCGTCACCGTCGGAGGTTCGCCGCCGCGCGCCAAGAATGGAAGAAACCTCTCGCAGGTGCCATTCAATCGGGTTTCTCAACGAACCCGGCATTGGGGAATAGGTTAACGGTAGACCCGCAGACTCTGACTCTGTTAGTCCTGGTTCGAATCCAGGTTCCCCAGCCAATTTTTCTGTAAGTCATTGATTTTACGTTGTTCGATCCTGTTCCGGGTCGGCTGATTTCGGCTATTCGTCCAACTGGCACCCAAAACTGGACCCCGGAAGTGTAGCGCGCAACTTCGTTTGGCAAAACGCGCAACTTCACTTGGCATCTGATTTAGTGATCATTTACGGCGATGCTCGACTCAGTTCGCCCCTTCCTATCTAGCGAACATCATCGAACCTGGTCGTCGACCCCGACATAATCAGAATCTGAAACCAAAAAGCCCACCAGTCGGCTCATCAGTCAATACTGTGTCAAGAACGTAGTCGTAGGGATCGAAGCCGTTTTCTTCGCGCTCAATTTTCTGAAGGTCATCCGAGTTCATGGCGACAATATACTGAACACCAAGTTCCTCGCACTTCTTTTGCGCCAGCGCCAACGCCAAGCCTACTTGACGGCCGTCTACACCGTCAAAAATATGACTGTCGTGGATTAGGAAACCGGGAAACTTGTCTTGATTGAGCGAGGCTTCAACCAATAACCAATCAAAGCAAAAAACCTGCATGTGGGTCTTCCCACCGCTTTTCTTGCCCACGATGTCCGTCTCAATCGATAGGCCCCTGACCCCCTTCGAACGACCTATGATCAGCGAGCCTGGTTCATCGTATAAAAATTGAGAGGTGCTTGCGAACACGTCCAAAGCCGATTTACGCGGCTTGGCGCGCTCCAGCACATCCTCCCCGATTGCATCTACAAGATCATCGATCTCCCGCTTTAGTTTCTTTCGGTCTTCAGCCAAATTACGGAAACGGGGTATTTGGTGCCGAAGGTCTCCTTGCTCGGCTTCCAAACGGTTCAGATCTGATTGAAGAAAAGTAAGCCTCTCAATCGCTATACCAGACTTAAGAAGATTTAGCTTGTCGGCAAGTGCTTTCTGTAATTCAAGTATCTCTGTCTTGCGTGCACCTAGACGTTCCTCAGCGTTCTTTTTTTCCCGGCGAAGATGAGATTCGCGATTTTGCGCGATCTGCTTGTGAAATTCTGAAACCTGCTCAAAACGCTTTTTCACCTGCTCCGTGAAGAAAACGCCAACTTGCTCGTAAAGTCCTCTGACATCTGCGATACTGGCGTCTTCGACCTCAGCAAGTGCATCTTCGATGCTTTCGACTAGGTCCAAGTCTTCAAGGTTGGCCTCGTTAAGACCTCGGATACGTGACGTGAGATCGTTAGCGGTCACTTCATGCTGGCGGTATCCATCAACTACTGTAGCTGATGCGATCTCCTCACGTTTCCTTCCGATTTCACGATCGAGAAAATCTAATCGTGCCTGCATCTTGTTTAGATCAAGATCGCCATCCGACAGAAAACCGCTCTTGATCATGGTATAGAGCGTATCCGCATCCTTTTTCTGGTCTTTTTTGATCTGAAGTTGCTGAGGCAATCGCCAATCAAAGCCCAACAGATACGACAAGCAAACTTGGCTGTCCCAGCTCGATTGTGTCGACGCATTTAATATTGGGTTCGCAAACCCGCCATTACGCTCTTTGCGTACAAAGTACGACAGCAATGCACCAAACTTTGGAGTGTAATTTTGGCTCGTATCTTCTCTGCTGAGGCCAAACCACCTCAACGCTAGTTCCGCACGCAAATCGACGGGTGCTATGGGTTCACCATTTTTTCTGGCCTCATCGGTTGGCCCACTTTTACGTGAGACCGCATACTCTGTACTCGCTTCCGAAAATGTGCAGACAAACTCCGAACCAATCAGCTCCGGCTTGTGAAAATCATCACTAGGATTGCGCTTCTCCGACAAGACATAGTGAACAAGTTCGATGAAACTTGTTTTTCCTGTGCCGTTTCTCGTGTCGCGTGTTCCGGAAGTCTCATGGCGTTCAGCTAGAAGAATATTCAGACCGGGTCCAAAACGAAGTGTCTTGAAAGACGCAAGATTGCTTGAGAGTTCAACAATCATTGGTTCATCTTTTTCAATAAGCCTGATTCGAAACGCACTGCACCGACAGCAAACAAAAAGTCCAGCGACAGGAGGAACCAGTCAAAATGGATTGTTGAGAGTTCATGCTCTCTCCGCCACTGTTGTAGATCGCGGAATAGCGTTGATACTGTCTTTTCGCGATCCAAAAGGTCCAAGACCTCGCCGCCCACGCCAATGAGTGCATTTTCGGTTTTAATGTGCTTCGTTGGCATCAGCATTTGGCTTCTTCCGGCACATTCTCAAAGATGTCACAGGAATCGAAATAGTAGGACAAAACCACATAAGCTGCGGCATTGGCTTGCGGTTCCTCAACTGGTCCTCGAACAAAAGAAAGCAATTTTCCAAGAATCTCGTCCGGATCGTAGCCTAAATCCCTTAGTTCCAGATACTTGGACCGCATCTCCGACTGAATGATTGAGGCATTCGCTGGGTTGTTCATACCCGCAAGGTACCGGTCTACGATCCCTATGTTCGGGAAAGCACGCTTAAGGTCGTGCTTAGCATCTGGGCTAAGCGAATTGTAATCGAGCTTCTTCTCATTCGGAATTTCACCAAAATCAGATGGATCGTACGTCGTTGTCTTTTGTTGAATTATCCTCTTAAGAAGCGGCCGAACATGCTCCATGCTAACGTGTTTAAAATCGAGCCGCGCACTTGGATACACATCCAACATCTGTTGCATAGTGAGTTTGTCGTGGAGCGCGTCCTTCAGGAACCGGCGAGATGCCGTCGAAATGGTGATCTTCGGATACTGGCTTCGCAGGGCTTCCAGCGCGTCGCTAAGGGCAGATGTAATTCCTCCTTTGTTATTGTGAACAAAGACCCATTCTTTTAGGTTAGGCCAATAGTCTAACACCTCCGGAAAGGAGTCGTTCACTTTGCTCTGAGCCTTCTTGGCAAATGTCGACGAGGACTCCGGAGCGTAGCATTGGTACACGGTCTCCGTCGATATACGCCGACCGTCACTCTTTTTGTCTCCGTGCTTTCCACCTGCTTTGATTGGTTCAAAATCGGTTCCCCATACGCAGCCGGCAAGCTCCGAAAACCAATCTTCAAACCTGGTTTGATTGCAGGTGTCGAGCGCTCTATCGAAGTAATCGTTGAAATCCGACTTTTGCATATTCGGTCTTTGCCAAGTTAATACCACTAAAAATTGCACTCAGAGATTCGAACGCGTATTAGGGTATTTATGCGACAATGAACCCGCTCAAGCAATAATCTCTTTAACCGGTCAGTTTACATACCAAGATTTGGAATTGGAGGAGCACTTGGACCTACTCATTGGCGGTGCTGCAGCTGTAGTAGCACTATGCGCATTGGGCGTTTCGATCATGAACACGTATTTCATGAGGCAGCACAATAAGCAATCCGTTACGCCTCTGCTCGATCTAGACATGCGGAAAGTTTGCTCTGATCGTGATGGGGGAGTTTATTATGGTGTTTATCTAAAGAACAGCGGAACCGGACCTGCCATCGTCGAGAGCTTTCAATTGAGCTATGGCAACTTTGACATCACAGATCCGAGAAGCATCGAGCTTCTTAGGGAGGACACAATAACTTTTTTACAAGAACCGCAGAATGATCTGCCCACATTTTTGTCAGTCCTTAAGGATGGCGAAGTCATTGCTGCAGGTGAGGGGCATATTCTGTTTGGCGTTTCATTCGATGGGACTAATCGCCGAACATTCCAATTTATGGATGAAATGTGTTCCAAGACGGAGTGCTACATTGATACCCGCAGCCTCTACGACGATCGAAAACGAATCTCTTTAGCAAGTGCAAAGGCAGCGTTCGCAAGAGCACGAGCAAACATCAGATAATCTGCGCCTCACGCTCCCGGCACGACCGGCAGCATGTAATGCAACACCACCTTCACCGCGCCTGCAGTAAAGCTCCCGCCATTCGCGCTCAAGCGCAGCGCCGTGTCCGAATAAAACGCCTGCGGCCCGATCACTCCGGCATTGGTCGAGCCTTCAGCGATCCCTAGCGAGCCACCGAACTTGGATGTCTCCCCGACAATCCCGCAGTCATAGGACGCTGCCCCGGTGATGGCAGTCGATGTCCTGGTCGACACGCACCAGACAACCGCGCGGTTTGGAATGACGATGGATGTGTCGACACTGGCTCCGCTCAATCCGTTGAGTTCTTCCTCCACCGTGCAGATCCGGCTTTGCGCCCCAGAGGCGGTTTGCGACACGACAGCGACCTCTGAAAGCAGCGCGCCGTAATCCCGCCAACCAATAGAGGTACATACAGCGAGTGTGCCTTCATCGGCGACGAAGGCCAGAAGTCCGATGTAGGGCACATAGAAGGCCCAGGCATCGTCCACATAGGTCGCGATCTTGCTGTCCTGCCCGACCCACTCTCCCATTGCGCCGCTCGCAACCAGATAGGCATCCCCCTCACCCGGCGCGCCTGGCGGCACGCTCAGGTCCCGGTCTAGGATCGTCAGATGCGCCAGGATGTCGAGCCTTGTCAGCGCCTCGTTGTGGGTGACTTCCTTCTGGGACTGGCTCGCGGCAATCAGCGGCAGCTGCAGGCGTGCGGTCGACGTCATAGGGTTTCCTCCTTGGGAGTTCCACGGCCAACGGTGTCGGAGATCTGATAGACGCGGATGGTGAGAGCGGACTGGACTGACCCGAAGTCGGCGATCTGGTCGGCGACCACATAGGTCCAAGACGGAGCAGTTAGATTGACGGCTGTCCGGACAACGGTGGCGCCCGAGAGTACCTCGAGCTCATAGGCCTCCTGAACCTCTATGAGCGGAACATCGGCGCCATCCTGCCAACTTCCATTCTTGCGCGCCCTCCGAACCCAGGAGATGGCCAGATCCCCCGTTGGATTCCTGCTTCCTGCCAGATGCGCCGGCGCAAACGGCTTTAGAGCCACCGCTTCAAAGGTGTTTGAACGGTCTCTAAAGCTGCTGTCCGTCGAGGCTGCAGGTGCCGGCCCATAGCTCCAGGCGCGCTCAATGCCCCGATCTGACAAAGGCACATCGGCCTGGGTCAGGGCGCCATCGAGCAACACGACGCGTGCGCCAGCAACAACCGGATCCCGCATGGCATGTTCCGTCCCGCGCCGACCGCGCAGGAGTCCGGACAGCTGCCAGGTTTGCGCCGCGACCAGGTCGGCGGTGGCGAATTGCAGGATCTCCCAGTCACCGTCCGCGTTCTGGATCGCCAGGGCGTTGTTTGTGCCTTCAAGAAGCTCATCCTCGGAGACAGACGCCAGCGTGCCATAGGCGAGCTTCACCGTCAGGGCGTTTGCTCGGTCAAAGCGATACGGTGTGCCACTCGCCAGATCCGTTGTCGTCACCCCGAGCGTTGCCGGTGCAATCACACTGCCGACTGCGCGGCTTCCCTCAAGTACGCGAACACCCGCCCAGGGACTGGCCGTAGCGGCAAGCCAGGGCCGATGCTCAACCTGCGTTTCCTCGATCACCGGCAGATCCAGAACCTCCAACACCGCCGGTCCATAGCTCGGCACGGTATCGGGCGACACGGGCCGCGATGTGCCGCGCTGGATCGAATAGATCGACCGTTCGACGGCGACCGCCTCACATTGCCGGGCCCCTGCATCGATGATGCGTGAAAGGCGCAGATCCCTTGACCTGCCGCCTGCCTCAAGCGCCACCGTGTCGGTCGGATCCAGCCGGATCATCGAGGGAGGCAAAGCAAAGCTCGCTTGTTCCCGCCCGCCCCAACGTTCCAGCAGCCACGCCTCGACCATGCCTTCAGCTTCCGCCGTCTCGATCACGGCAGGTGCGGACACGCTTTCGATCCGTTCCGAAGACCCCGTCAGCCGTCCGGCATTGGAGCTGGTCTGGCGATAGTCGCTCTCCGCATCGAAGTAAGACAGTGATGCCCGGATCGGCAGGTCCGTCTCCTGGGCTCGTGTCATCGACCAGTCGGCCTGCTTGCGATCGGGCGCTGCCAGATCCTGTTCGTCGATGGTGGCCTTTGTCGCTCCGCCCCGCGGGACAAAGCGGATCAGGCCTTCGCTCTCGACAGCGTCGAACCTGTAAAGCTGTGCCAGTGTCTGCAGCTGGGCCCGCGGTGTCGTGATCGACGCCCGCTGCCAGCCGGTGACGACGCCCTGAAGCTGCGAAACATCGATGTCTGTAAAGCCAACGGATGCGCAGATGTAAGCCACCAGCTCGGCCAGGTCGACCGCGCCGAACTTGCCCTGGACCCAATGCCCAAGCGGCCAGTTGTCGCCGTCGCCCCAGATCTCCGATTGATACGGCCAGGCCGGATAAGGCCGCGCGTCCCAGGTCCAGAGGAAGGAGTGGGAGAGATCCAGCATGCGGTCGCCATAGATGCCGGAAACCGGATTGTTGCCTTCCTCCGAATCCCAGTAGCGCAGCACGGTCTCGATGCCCCGCCGCTGGATTGCGTCCGAGCGCTGCCGGTTCGAGAAATACGGCCAGGCGCTTTCCGAGGACTTTGGATCGACAAAGACGTTCGGCTGGTTGGTGGCCTTGTCGACGGATGGGAAGCCGTATTCGGTGAACCAGATCGGCTTGGATTGTGGCACCCAGGATGTTGGTGATCCGCTTTCGACACCGCCCGGCCGATCATGGTGCTGGTTCAGCCACCAGTTCCGGAAGTCCTTCGCCCGGTAGACCCACGGCTTGCCAGATCCATCGGTGATCGGCGTCCTGATCTGATTGGTCCGATCGGCCTCGCTGGCATAGTACCAGTCGTAATCCTCGCCGCCTTCGACATTGCTCTTGAGATACTCCGGATCATGGATCGAGGACCAGCCGTCCAGTGCATCCAGATGCGTGGTGCCGTCCCTCCAGTCGGAGAGCTTCATGTAATTGTCGATCGCCACCGCATCGATGTCAGAGCTGGCCCAGAGCGGATCCAGATGGAAGAAGAAATCGCCCGAGCCATCGCCAGCATCGAAGCCGCGATATTCTGACCAGTCGGCGGCATAGGTCAGCGACACGGAACTGCCCAATACCGATCGGCAATCTCCAGCCAGCGCCACGAGTTGGGCGACTGCCGGAAAACCTGAGGCCGAACTGCGGATCGTCGTCAGACCGCGCAGTTCCGAGGCCATGACAAAGCCGCTGACGGTGCCTGCCTCTTCCGCGTTCAGTGCCGCGCAGAGCTTTGCGTAGTGCAGCACCATGCGCCTGAGCGACCATTCGGACGGTCCGCTGTAGGAGGTGCTGACGGCGCCACTATCGGAATTGATCGAGACGCTGATCTGGTTCGCAGTGACAGACCCGAACAGCGCATCGACCTGCGTTCCAGCTGCAGCTGTCTTGTCGACGGTGCCTGGCTGTCCGGTTGCCGGATGGCAGGTGATGCGCCCTCGCCAGGGCAGAACTGCCTGCTCGGCTTCGCCATAAGGATCCGGCAAGCCGTTGCCATCTGGAATATCCATCAGGATGAAGGGATAAAGCACCACATCGATGCCGCGTGCCCTAAGATCCCGAATGGCCTGAACCACCGACTGGTCCGAGGGTGTGCCGCCATAGGCTGGCCGGTCATCATCGCCTGCGTCTCGCGAGACCACATAGGCTGTGTCTCTTGTCTCGCCGTGGACGGACCAGCTCAGGGGCTCGTTGGTCTTCTCGTCGCCGAACTCGACCCCGGGCCGGATCTGGCAAGAGCCACACCTCAGGTCTGTACCGAACCAGGCGACCACAAGCAGAACCGATTTGGCGTTCGGACAGGTCCGTTCCAGATCGTCGATCGCCACCGACCAGTCCGTGCCGCCGATCTGGTTGTTGACGTTCTCAGGTGTGGTCGCGCCTTCGGTCTCTGCATCGTTCTTGCGCACGGGTTCTGTTGCATAGACCCACTCGCCGGCGCCGGGGATCACCACCATGCCCTGGATCTCGTCTTCGACGGATTGGCCGACACGTCTGAAGACCTCGAACTCCAGCTGGGGAATGCGGTTGCCGAAGCCCTCCAGCGACAGGTCCTCGAAGACCACATAGGCCGTGCCGCGATAGGCGGGCGCGCTGCCTTCCTTTGTCTCGATCAAGGGATCAGGCTGCTGATCTTCAGACCCGACATGGACGCGGTAGGTGATCCCGGTCAGGTCGAGCAGCTTGCCATCGGCCCAGACCCGGCCAATGCCGATGATCGGTCCTTCGGAGAGACCGACCGCGAAACTGGCAAAATACTGATAAGTCGTCGTGCTGACCTTCTGGCCGCCGCCCAGCCCCTTGCCACCAACTGTCTCTGTTGAGGTGGAGACTTCCATCCTGAGCCGTGTCGCCCAGATCACCTGACCGGCAATCCGCACCCGGCCAAAGACGTCCGGCAGAGCAGCCCCTTCGGTCGATGTCTGCAGACGCAGATCAGAAATCTTTGGGCCTTCCACGGACTGGCGCTGCGTCGGTGACAGGGCCGAGGCCAGAAGATTATCCGCATAGGCTCCGGCAACGGTCGCCGCGCCTGAGATCAAAGCCGAGGTAAATGAGCCCGCGCCGATGGCGCCGGAGAAGGCTGTCGCAGCTGCGCCGAGGACAAGTGTCGCCATCAGCACGCTCCCGGAAAGCGGAAGGCAAAGCGGATCTTCCGCCGCCATCCCGGCACCAGTGCGACTTCAGCCACTGGCAGGTGCTCATGTGCATGGATGATCCGAGGAGCAGGACCATCGATCGGAGTGGTCAGGACCGCGCAGTGTTTGGCGGGTAGGCCCGCCTTGAAGGCGAACAGCAAGACGTCACCAGGACCTGCCTGGTCGACCGGCACCGCCTCCATGTGCCGGCACGCTGCTTCCTTCAAGGTCTCCCGTCCTGACCGTTCGGCCCAGTCCCGCGTATAGGGTGGAGGCGTCTCCGGCTCGGTTCCCAAGACCTCCCGCCAGACACCGCGCACGAGACCCAAACAATCGCAGCCGGCGTCCTTCGTTGCTGCCTGATGGACATAGGGCGTGCCGATCCAGCTTCGGGCGGCGGCAACAATCTGGCTGCCGAGCGGATTGCTCATGTGAACAGGCTCCCGCCATCGTTCAGATCGTCCTTGTCTGCATAGCCAATGACGATCTCGTTGCCGGGCATATGGGGAAAGCCGCCGAAGTTGTCGCCGTTGCCGAACCGGGACTGACAGGTTGCCCAGGTCTTGTCGCAACCGGCCTGGATGCTGAAGTCATCTCCGGCCTCGATGGCATCGGCCATGGGCAGCACCAGTTCAAGGGTCACCGTTCCATCTATGTCGGGATTTGGCTTTGAATGCCGTTTAACCTCCATTTGAAGGCCGCTATTTGCACCGCTGGTCCAGGTCACAAGTCCGCGCTGAAACAACCCGTCGTCTTTGCCCCCCAGGCCGGAGGCGGTGAAGCTGCGGAAATCAAAGACCGTCACAACCACGCCAGTCGAGATCCAGCCGGCCAAAGCGACCTTGCATTTGCCGTCGCCCAGGTCCCAGGAGCAGGTCCGGTCGAACTGACGGCCCGTGGTCTGGCCAAGCCGGTGCGCCAACCCGCGCAGTTCGGCCATGAAGGCAGTCGGGCCTCGGGAGATCTCGCCAATGTTGCCTTTGCGCAGGAGCAGCCGATTGTCCGTGTCGGTCCAGTCAACGAGCCAGACCTCGATCACCGCATCGTCCCAAAACCCGCGGGCGATGTCGTCTTCCGTGATCGAGGCCGAGGACAGCGCTCCTTCGACGTCCAGATTGTCGACCGCCAGCCCAAGGCTGGATTCGATGGATGTGGCGGTGAAGCCGGTCGCGGCCTCATAGGAAAGACCGGCGATGGTCAGGGCTCGGTCGTGATCGGTAAAGCCGAACAGGGTGCCGTCGCGCCGTTCCACCTTCCAGCATCTGGCGTGGGTGGTTGCCCGGCCATCGAGAGCGGCCTGCATGGCGGTGGGAACCGTCTTCATACGCGCACCTCCACAATTGGAATGGCGCGGATCTCGCCGAGGCGATGAATGCGCAAAGTGGTCTGCAGCTGATCCGTGTCGAAGCGGCATGGCACGTCGAACTCAAAACCGGCAGTGACATTGCCGGAAGCCGGGGCGACGTCGAAGGTGATCAGCCCGCTGGTGGTATCGACCAACCAACCGGAGGGTTGAGCCGCCCCGCCAACAGCGATCACGGTGGTTCCAGCCACCGGTTTGGAGATCTCCCGTGTCCAGGTGCGACCGCCCGAGCTATAGGCCTTCACCAGCTGGAAACTTGTGGTCACGCCGTCAGCTGCCCCCAGGAACTGATCCTCATAGGAGATCGCCTCAGACGGTTTGCAGGACTTGAAGTCCGACCAGTCCTTGAAGCGGAAGCCCCGCAGGCGGCTGGACCGGGCCTCAAAGAAGGTAACCACATCCGCCAGATCATCGGCGCTCCGAATGCCGGAGCCAACATCATAGCTGCGCCGGCTGTCTGCCCAGGGCGTGTTGCGCTCCTCATGGCCGGAGGCCAGTTCGACAATCTCCGTGCGCCGCTCGGGCCCACCGCTTGCCCCGCGCGCCACGATGACCGGGAATTGCACCTCATCAAAATCAGCCATTACATCCCCCGCTGCCCACGTGCGGTCAGACGGGCGAACTCACCGGCGATCTGGGTGCGGGCGGCTCGGAAGCTCTGGGCATCCGGCGTCGTGATGTTGATGGTGACATTGCCGCGATCTTCCCCGGCGGCCACGGCATTTGGCCGGGCATTTTGAGCGTTCCCGAGCCCCGCCTGACCGACAAACCCGGGCAGGCTCATAGGGTCCGTGGTCACCAGGCCTCCGGACTGATAGCCCCTAAGAGAACCCTTGCGCATAGCCTCCAGCACTGGCACGCCGATGGCCCGTGTCGACTTGGCATCGAAGACATATTCGTTCTTATGGACAAACCCGGCGATGTCATTGTCATTACCGGCAGGCGTTGCCCCGCCAATGTCGTAGAGACCCAAGGTCGCCGCGGAAATCGCGCTGGAAACGCCCGCACCACCCAAGAGGCCAGACAGCAGTCCACCGGCGGACGACAGGGTCGGAAGGTTGCTGCCGAAGAGCGCGTTCTTCAAAGGATTGGCTGCACCCAGCATCAGGACCATCTGGGAGAGATCAGAGGTGACTGCCTGGATGGCCCCGGAGAGATCACCGCTCGCCAGCCGATCCACCAGCGTGTCGATCGCACTTGTCCCGGCTGAGCGAACCGTGTCCCAGGCCTGTTGGTTCTGCTCAAGCGTGCCGGTGCTGTCAGCAATCGCCAGGGCATTGGCCCGAATGGCTTCGGCTTCGGTGCCAAGCGCGTTGATGCCAAGATCGCGGATCTGGATCTCTGCTTCGAGTGTTGCGAGGGCCTTGGCACGCGCGGCATCCGTGCTGCCAACCAAACGGGTCTCCAGCCGCAGCCGAGCCAGTTGCTCATCCTGACTGCGCAACAGGTCCTGCGTTCGCTCGACCCGGCGATCGGATTCCGATTTCTTTGTTGCCTGTGGTCTGAGTTGAGCCGCCAGCCGTTTTCTTGCTGCCTCTTCCTCAAAGATCCCGAAGGCCGATCCGACCCGACTATTGGCCGCTGTCGAGATCGATCCGAGGGCACTTGCGGCAGCATCCACACCGCGCAGGGAGGCTTCCACCTCGTTCAGCCGCTTGACCAGATCGAACAAGCCGGTGTCGGCTTGCCTCGCCTCCTTGATGATCTCCCGGATTGCTTGTTCGCTTTCCGTGTCCGGTGCGGTCCGGGCGAGTTCGATCAGCCGGGCGATGAGCTGATCGGCACCTGCCTCTGCGTTGATGAACTGATCGGCCGTTGCCCGGAGCTCATCCTGGAACGCGCGAAACAGGGCTGCGTCCTGTGTCAGTGGCTCGGCCAGGGCCGTCAGCGCGTTGGCTTCAAGGCGCAGGCTCTTTTGAACACTCTCCTCGATCTCGATGATCAGGGATTGGAGGAGATCGCGCTGCTGCTCCAGATCATCCGTATCAAGGGCAATGTTGGTCAGAGTCGGCGAACGATCCAGCTGATCAAGGGCTACCTTCACGTCTTTGTAGCGTTCCGCCATCTGCCGGATCAGTTCGTTCTGGTTCTCCAGAGCGTCCTCGGCCGTGTCGTCGTTGGCGACTGCCTGATAAAGCGCGGAGGCGGCAGCTGCCCCACCAGCCAGTCCGACCAGCGCAAGATTGATCGGGTTCAGAAAACCGATCAGGCCTTGTTTGAGAATGCCGAGCGATCCGCCGATCGTATTGACCCCTTTGGATCCGAGCAGAAACTGGACCTGGCTGCCCTGTTGCAGGATGGCAGTAAACAGTGATTGTCCGGAGGCGATCTGGACACCTGCATCGGCAAACTGCTGGCCAAGGATGTTGAGCTCATGGGCAGCCAGCTTTGTGGAAGATCCGAACTTGCTCAGAACCTGAGATGATCCTGCGAGCGCTGCCCGTTGGGCCTTGTAGATGCCGGTGGCCTGTGCTGTCGCGTTCGCAGCCTCCTTGGCACTGATCGCGCCAACCTTATGAGCATCGGCGATCTCCTTGACGCCTGCCTCATAACGGCGTTGCAGGGCGAACAGCGGATTGAACCTGGCTCGCAGATCATCCAACTGTGCGCCGTAGGCCTCGATGTCGCGGGCCCGGTCCGCGGCAGGTGCGCCGCCGATACCGAACTGCGCATCAAGTGCCTGAGAAAGCCGTGCACCCGTCTTCGTTGCTTCGCTGCCGACAAGCCGCAGATGGCTCTGTGCCTCCTGCGCCCCGCGTTCGACGCCACTGGCATCGAGGCTGGCCAGCATCTTCAACTGAAGCGTCATGGGCGCTCCTCATTCAGGATCGGCAGGGCCGCACGCTCCATGATCTGGAGATCAGCAAGCAGGCGCTGCCAGGCGCGCCGGCTGCGGCCGCACAAAGCGGCCTTGGCAGCGGTGTAATCGAGCCCCAGAAACGCAAACCCCGCCGGGCCGGCTGCCACCCGCCACTGGGTCTCCAGGGACAGAAAAGCGGTCACGCTGCGCCAGTTGCAGCGCCAGACATCAAAACATTCCGCTTCTGAAACCTGGGCATCCGGAATGGAGACGCCCAGAGCCTCAAAGTCCGAGGCTGTCTCCCGGTCTAGCTCCAGGGTGACTTCTGGATCCATGAGGCCGCGCCGGGCGAAGGCCCAGGCCCGCGCGGCCGCCATCAGTTTTTTACCTTTGGTGCCTGACCGTTTTGAGCAGCGCGGCCACTGCTGGCTTCCAGATAGGCGGTATAAAGCGCCAGCCGCACATGGGCATAATCGAGACAGCGATCGCGGGTCTCATCCGAGAACGCGGCTTCGGATCCGTCGTCGTCCTCGACGCCGCGCCAGCCGGTCCAGACCTCCTTCAGGACCGCATGCTGGTCACCGTTCTCGCCATCCATAGCAACCAGACGCTCACTGCCGACCAATAAAAACTGAGCTTCGAAACTCTGATCCAGGACCTTCCCAGGCTTCTCAGGATCCGGCATTTTGACCGTCACAGGCCACCAGAAGGCGTATGTGTCTGACAGGCGGAATTGCATCAATGCCTCCTACTTCACGGTGATCACCAGCTCGTCGTCGCCCGCGTTGGGCACGAACATCAGCGGCAGGGAATAGTTGAGTATGTTCTGGCTCTGGCCTTGGCTTGGTCGCCCGATCTGCACCTTCGGCGCATCCACCTGAACGATGTGACCGGCCGCGGTTCCATGAACCACCTGAAGCGCATCCAGTGTCTTGGCCGTTGCCACGTCGAACCAGTTGATCGTCGCCATGGACTTGGCCTCGACCACCGCGGTTCCAGTGCTCTGCCGATCGGTCAGCTGCATGCGTTCATCACCGATCAGAAAGCGAGGTTCGACCTGGACACCCAGATCAATGGAGATGCTTTCCGCAATCCGATCGGCCCCATGGAGTGACAGGCTGGTCTGTGCCTTGGAGACAAGCACCGGCTTCTGGAAGGCTGACAGATCCGCGGCCGGCAGAGCCTGATCGGTGACCGTGCCGAGCAGTCCCATGATGCTGAACCTGAAACGCGGGATCTGGCGTGGTGCGAACTCCACCTGGAAGGTTCCGCGGCACCCGAGGGCAACATGACGGACGCCGTCGTGGTGGTAATAGATCGAGACCGCTTCCTCGCCGTCCGACACCGGCTCATAAACAACGGAAGTTCCCGGATCGATGGTCTCGGACAGACCGCAGGCCCGCAGCAGAACCCCATAGCCGGGCACGTCTCCGGCAGCGCCCGCGCCGGCACACTCCACGGCGAACTCCAGCTGCATGTAATTGCTGGTCAGCTCGATGCCCTGGTGACCCAGATGGGGCAACAGTAGGTCGCGCGAAACGTCTTCGCCCGCCAGCGGTGTCAGCGTCACATCCGACAGCTGGATCGCATTGGCGGCAAGGGGAACACTGTCCGTGCCATAGACCGTCTCGATCTTCGCGAGACAGGCGAGCTTCTTGAACTTGCGCATAAGCTAGTCCTTCTCCGCTTTGGGTTTGGCCTTGGGTGGCTTGTTCGTTTTGGCCGCCTCATCTTCCCTCACCCGCTCACCCGTCTTGGGATCGCGGATGTATCGACCGCCTAGTCTCGGTGCGTCAGTCATGGCTGTTCCTCCAGATAGGTCGGGACGGAATAGCGATCCTCAAACCAGACCGCACCGCCATGGGCCTTGATCAGGTCTCCGGAAATGTGGGTGACAGGCTCGGCGGCATCGGACGGTTCAAAGCCAATCAGGCGCGAGCGGACAAAGGCCTTCAGGGCCTCGATGTCGTCCATTGCCCGCCCCATCCGGGCATCGCTCAGATTGTCAGTGACGATGACCACGGCGATGTCGGTCTCGAGCCGTTGCAGAATGCGTCCGGTGGCACGCTCGTTTTCGCCACTGGCCTCATCTGCCACCATCACATAGGCGGCTGGCGCAGCAAGCCGGCGCTTCTCGATCACCGAGAATTCCGCCGCGCCGCAAACCGCTTTAAAGACGGTTTGAGGCTCTTTTAAACGGGCGATTATATCGCACACGAGGCTCATGAAGGGCCTCCATCCGCGATAGCGCTGTAGTGTGTTTCCGCAATCGCCAGGATCGTTGCCCGGTCTTCCTCGGAAAACCCGAGATAAGGCCGCGCCGGAATGACGAACGAACGTTCGCCGAATGTGACGGGCTTCTCGAACGCGCGCTTGTGGGACTTCTTCGCGAACCGCGTCTGCGTTCCAACCTCGCGGAACTTCACTTTGCGGGATTGCGGATATTGGATGACCGTGCCGCCGCTCTGGTGAATACCGGCATAGACCAGGTTCGTGCCGACAGCGGCCTCTGTTGCCGTGGCTTCGCCGCTGATCGACTTGTAAAGCCGGTTCGTGTCGCGCAGCAGTTTCGGGGTAAGTGGACCATTACCCCCTGAGCGACCATGCGTCTTGCGTTTCGCGCGGGCTTTCGCAGTGCGCGGTGCATGGAGTTGCCAGAGCGTTCCATCCGGCGAGGTCTCTGTCTCAAACCGGCGCTGCACGGAAAACAGCATTGCCGCCTGGATCTCAACCATCATCGGTCCGGTCTCACCGCCCGCATCCGCGACACGGCTCAGGGCCGCATTGATCTCGGCGTCTTCTATGGTGAGAAAGGGCGTAGACCCGGTCATTGGTCCCTCCCCTAAAATCCGGACATGCTGTCGCGGGAAAAGATCCGGTCCGGTGCGGACACCTGGATCTGGCCTTCGCCGCTCTGATCGGACGCCGCCCCTTCCGCCTCAAGCTGGACGGTGCCCTTCGCGACATCCTTGAGCCAGGCAATCGCTTGGCCGTAGTCCCGAGTGACGGGATCGTCCTTGTCCGTGCGCCGGCCATGCAGGAAATACCGGGAGATCTCGCAAATGATCCGCGTCAGGACGGCAGGAACGGGATCGAGCGGCAGGCGATAGAGCTTGGCCAGATAGCTATCGGCCAGATTTTCCGCGTCCGAGATATGGGCGGCAACCTTGGCCGCATTGATCGTGGTCGCCGGCAGGTTCGTCTCGTCCGTGAGCTGGATCAGCTCATCTTCGCCAAACCGGTCAATAAGATCCTGCTGTGTTGCGTAGGCCACGGACACTCCTTCCACGGATGCTTCTGGCGGTTCAGGCGGGTTCGATAACACCGGCCTTTTGCAGCGCGGCCAGTTCACCCGCAGGCAGCGAAATCGGATCCCCAATCCCATAGCGTTTGCCATTGCAGCGCAGCGGGGAGACGATCACACCCTCGACAAGTGCATCAGTCTTTGCGTCTGCCGTAACCTTTGAGGGGCTCGGGGAATCTGGTTTTGAAGCAAGAGCAACCTTGGGCTTCTCATCCTTCGCTACTGGTTCAGTTTGGGCAGTTGTCGCGGGTGGCGTGACAGCCGGTTCACCGGTAACGACTTTGGCAACCTCAGCAGCCTTCGGTGCGGTTTGCGGTTTGGCTTTGCGTGGGGCCATCTGATCAGCCCCCCGCCACGGCGTTCTGAATGAAATAACCGACGTCCTTGGCAACGATCAGTTCTTTCACGCGCTCGCCGGTCCGGATCCGCACACCGCCCTGCAGGCCAACGTCCCGATCCTCGATGCGTCCAGAGAACTTGGTGCCATATTGGGCGGTAAAGCCGAAGGTGATGCCGCCCCCCTGGGGATTGGCGATCGGGTTAAGGTGGATCATGGAAATATGATTGCCCCAGGCGCGGGTCAGATTGGCGCTCTGGCCAGGCTTGGCCGTGTTGTACCAGGCGTCGCCGACCAGGATCCGGGAGATGCCTTCGCCGGAAAATAGATCCAGGAACTGCTGCCGGGAGACAATGCCCTCCTCGGTCAGATTGCCCTTCACCGCATTGACGATCTTTGGATGCGAGGACAGTTTCGACCAGACCGACCGGCCCATAACCATTGTGTTCGGTTGGAAGATCAGGGTCGACTCGATACCGGTCTTCAGGATCCCGATCGGGTCGGAGCTGGAGTAGTCGCTGAACTGGTCCGTACCGGCCAGGGTGATCCGACGGTTCGCCGAATAGCTGTTCAGATTGTGCACCATGGAGGCCACCCGCACTTCGCGCACATTGAGCAAAGTGTCGGTCAGCATCATCGCCGCATGGCCTTCCGGATCGAACTTGGAAACATTGCGGCTGCGGGCTTCCGAGGCCGCATCGATGTCCGAATAGGGAATGGGCGACTCGAAGCCGTAGTCCTCGACCTCGTCGGTCTTTTCCGTGCCGCCGAATTCCAGCTGCTGCACCCGGCCCCGCCGGCCCACCTTGCCGTCCGGAATATTGAAGGCTTCATCCAGCGGATATTCGGTCCAGGCGAACTTCTCCGCCCCAACAGGTGTTCGGGGCAGAACCTCGTCGGCAATCAGCGAAGAGCGGTCATTGCGGTAGCCGATGGCGATCGCTGTCAGGATCGGATCGACGGTAAATGGGCGATTGGGAGCCATGGCGTCCTCTGAATGTTATGTCGCGAAAGCGTCGGGAGAACCGGATCAGGCCAGTTCAAGTCAGGCTGGTTCGTGGAAGAGGCCGGGCATGATCCAGGCATCGATGATGTCGTCGGCAACGCCGGGCTCTTCCGCAAAACCGATTATGCGGCGTGTCTCGCCGGCGGCTGGGACACAGGCAATCGCCTTGCCGTTGGCATCCGAGGTCAGCGGATCGCCGGCAGAGACCGCCGCGCCGAGCTGGACGGCACCCAATCCTGCACGGATGACATCCACCATGCCGCCAAGGGGGGCGCCCATTTTGTCGGAGACACCAATCAGCGGATCGGTATCGGCAGCAGCCGTTGCCGCCTTCCGGGAACTGGCGACATCGGAAAACGCCACGATGCGGAATGGAGCGACCTCGGCAGTCGTCTCGTGGGACCGGATGAAAGTCGGGATCATGGCTTTTGCTCCTGAACAGCCTGCACGGCAGCGGCGATGTCGATGATCTGGCCGCTGGCGGCAAGTTGCGCCTGATGGGCGGTCGCGGCAGCGGCAACCTCAACCGGGTCGCGGTTACTCATCCCGGCCACACCCGCGTCAGACTTTTTCTGACTGCCGAGCTGGGCACCGGTCAGTGCCGGCGCATTGGCGGTGAAGGCCTCGAACTGCTTGAGATCGGCCTTGGCAAGCTCCAGCCCCCAGTCTTTCAGCGCCGGAGCCAGCTTCCCCGCTTCGATGGCAGCTGCGACAAGCTCTTCCGCCTTGTCGGCCTGGATCGTGTCACTCAATAATTTGAGGTCTGCCTGCAGGGCCGTGACCTGTTCGATCGGCACGAATTTCGCCGGATCGGGCTTGTCCGGATCAGCTTTTGATGCCTTCGCAGCATTGGCCAGATCTGCCACCGAGGCGGCAACGGCAGTCGCATCTGCGGTCTTGTCCAGCCCGGCGGCCACCGCAATTGCGGACAGGCCGGTCATCAGGGAAGTGATCGAGGCAAGCGCCTCCCCTTCCCCGGCGCCCTTGGCAAGGCCGAGGGCTTCAAGGATCTCATCCATGTCAGGTCCTTTGGTTGTCAGAGAAAGCGCGCGGGCGGCAATGGCTTCAAGATCCATCGCGGGCATGTTCAACAGCGCGGCATTGCGCAGAGCGGTGACCTTGCCAGCCTTGTCGCGGGTGAACAGCGGTGAGATGTAGCGATACTCGGACGCCTCGATCGCGGCCCTGGCGGCAGCGGTCCATTCGACACGGCCATAGATGCCGTCGGACCGGGCGTCGAAGTCCTTGACCCAGCCTGCGGCCTTTGCCGTGCCGCCAACGCCTGGAATGGCGCCGAAGGCTGACTGATGATCGTAATCAATCATCATGTCCGTGCCGCCGAGATAGGACTTGGTGTGGGCGATGATGGCCTGCATGGCGGTCTGATCGCCAGTATCGAACGGCCCCCGGCCATCGCGGGCCTGGAAGGTCCCGGAGGGGATCAATCTGATCCAGATACCGGAGGTAATTTCGCCAACCATCTCAGCCGTCAGGGCGACAGGGTCGGCGGCGCAGATCTCAGATTGGTGGGGTCGTTTGCTCATGGGCCGAGAGTGCCCGGGAGCGGAAATACAAAACACCCACGCAGATGCGCGGATACCTTTAGTTTCTCATAATCAAGCTAATGATGAGAACTCAACAAGATCATGCAGGAAGCATACTAGAAGCGCAAACGGAATACCGGATTGCGTTCAATAGAACAGCTAATGAGCGTGCTATAGCCTCCTACAGCGGAGGATTTTCTTGAACAGAAAGTGCTCTTAATTAAAGATTTGGACAAATGCGGGAATGGTATGAACTCGGACTAGCGGTTTTCAGCGTTTCAATTGGTAAGAGCAATCGCGCGATCCCGTCTCCCCCGTAGTGAATCTAAATAAACATAATTGGAACCGCAGAATCACGCTTTTAATAGCAAAATTTTAAGGTAGAAGCGAAATTATAAATGAACCAATAGAGGTTCAATAATTTTACAAAATATATATCTAAGCGGTAGGTCGATACCGACTTGAAGCGTGAATTAGTCTCGAATATCCGTATTTTAGGTCGAACGGTAATCATCCCATTTTTAGTGGGTTTTAGAACCGGACTTCAGGCCGCTGTTTTGAGTTTCATTGCGGGCGTA